CTACATTGCGGAAAGAGGTAATCCTAATATATGGTGGGGACCTGATGAATACAATATGATGTACCTTCATGCATTTTTAAGGACAAGATGGATAAACCAAATAAAGCAAAGAGATAAAAATGTTCCCCTATCTGAGAGATGGGACGAAGTAGATGAAGAATATAATGAGGAGCTGGATAATAAGATACAAAGATGCTATGATGATATAGTAAATGAAATACAAGGATTGCAGAAAACAAAGATGTGGAGCTCAGCCAGATTAGCAGAATTGTATTTCTTTACACCGGATATGACATTGGATAAATTGAGTAAAGATATAGGGATTTCTAAGAGTACATCGTTTCTCAATATACGAAAGATTAAACAACACATAAGGCTGACTAAGGAGAATCCTTTCAGACCATCATAAAAACCATTTTAAGGTGGTCTCCTGTAGCGATAACTACAAAGGTGAACTAAGTTGTTATATCTATATATACATTAAAATAATGGTAAATTTCCATTAAACGATATGGCAAAGTTTGAAAAAGGACATAAGTTAGCTAAAGGAAGGCCACCAGGTTCGGTAAATCGCAGTACTGAAATGATGCGTTTAACTATCGCAAGAGCAACGAATACTATATTGGATACATTGGCAACCGATTTACAAAAGATTAAAGAGAAGGACCCTAAAGCAGCAATTGATATAGCCTTAAAGCTATTAGAATTTAACTTACCTAAACAAAGTAGGGTAGAATTAAAAGGTGAGATAGATGCTCGTATTCAGGCAATTAACGTAAACATCACACAAAAAACTATAAATGAACCTGGAAGTCAACACAACGATTAGCTATAAGCATATTGATGAATGTCCAACAAGAGTTTGTCATCTCATTGGCGGTAGCCGTAGTGGTAAAACGTATGGCTGTATTCAATGGCTCATCGTACAAGCCCTTCAAAATAAAGAACTAATAACAATTGTTCGTAAAACCATCCCTAGTCTCAAAAGAACTGTGATGCGCGATTTCAAAGAGATTATGGAATCAATGGGAATTTGGAATGAGAATGATTTTAACATAAGTGATAGAACATACACATTCTATAATGATTCACAAATACAATTCATATCCACAGACAACGCTGAGAAATTACGTGGCGTTAAGAGTAGCATACTATGGATTGAAGAAGCCTCGGAAGTAGACCCAGAAAGTTATCTTCAGCTCCAAATAAGGACCACCGGAAAGATTATATTAAGTTATAATCCAACGGTATCACCTTGGCATTGGTTAAGGGAAATGCAGGATTGTAGTAGATACTTTACCAATTACAAAGATAATCCGTATTTGGAAAGAAGTGTAATCAGAGCCTTAGAAGATTTAAAGAATACTAATCCTAAAGCATACCAAGTTTATACAAAGGGTGAATACACAACAAATGATAAAGCAATATTTGAATTTGAGCAAGTGGAATGGTTGCCTGAAGAAGCAGAGTTTGTTGCATGGGGATTGGATTTTGGATATGCAAATGACCCGAATGCCTTGGTAAGTGTATGGAAAATGAATGGTAACGAATTATACATCTTAGAACATTGCTATGAGAAAGGAATGATTACCGGAGAAATAATAGAAATGTTAAGAGGTGCGGTAAAAGATAGAGAAGAAATTTGGGCGGATAGCAGTGAGCCGAGATTGATAGAAGAAATTAGTAGAGCTGGATTTAATATAAGACCTGTAACAAAAGGAAAGGATTCAGTAAACTTTGGTATTGGTGTACTACAAAACTATAAAATAAAAATACCTAAGAGTTGCCAAAACTTAGTTAATGAATTCTATTCGTATGAGTGGGAGCAAGATAGATTTGGAAAGATATTAGATAAGCCGGTAGATTTCAATAACCACTTACTGGATGCAGCTCGTTATGTGGCAATGATGAGATTATCACACTCTGCAGCAAATAAAGGAAAATATACAATTACAATTAGATAATATGGAAAACGAAAAAGTAGATTTGGACAACCTAACAAAAGAAGACTTCATGGAGATGGCAAAGTATGTAGCCCATACTGAAGCAATCAATCGTAAACTATTGGAAGATTTGAGAGAAGCAAAAGCAGCATTAGCAGCAACTGTACATCAAAGAAATTCTTACTATAAACGTTTACAAAACATAATGAGTGAAAAAATAAACACAGTAGATGTATCAGCCGTTAAAACTGAAATTGTGACAAACATAGAATTAACAAATCCAGAACAATGGGCTGTACCTGAAGGAAGGGTAATAACAACACCAAAATCAAATAAACAATAATATGAAAGTAGAAAAATTAATGGCTAACAATCAGCCTTCAGATTGGTTAGAAATAGTAACAAGAGAGTGTACACAATATCCAATGGATTTAGTGGATATAGAATCGGATGAATTAGTATTAGATATTGGTGCTAATGTAGGTGGCTTTTGGAATGCTTGGAAATGGAGATTCCACAATTGGCATTTAGTAGAACCATCTATTTACAATTGTGAACAAATTCGTTTAAATGGATACGATGGTTCTTATAGTAGAAATGCGGTAGGAGCTAAGAGCGGTGAAAGAGTAAAGTTAATGAAGTATATAGCAGGTGATAATGATACCTTATCCGGAAACTTTGGTACACAACAATATGTTAATGAGAATAATGGACATGGATGGCAAGGAGATTACGAAGAAGTAATTACCTTATCATTTGAAGATATAACTAAGAATCAAAACATAGGCCTTCTTAAAATAGATTGTGAAGGAGCTGAATACGATTTCTTAATTGGAAAGGATTTAAGCAAAATAAAATATATTGTTATGGAGCTTCATAATTTCTTAGGTGGAGTTAAGCAAAAGCAATTGATGACACATATAGAACAAACACACAAAGAGATATATACTGATGGAGATGGTAACACTTCTCACTTTGTAAAACTTTGGAAAATAAAATAATATGAAACAAGAAGTAAAAATAGTAGTACCAACACAATGGTCAGCAATTACATTAAAGACTTATTTGGAATTGCAAAAGGATTTAAAGGTATATGGTGATAACGATGAAGGATATATAGCCTGCTTAATGCATCACTTATGCGGATTTAATGCACAATACTTACACCAATTAGATACTGAAACATTTACTAAAATTAAAAATGATTTAGTTGGGTTTATGTCTAATACACAATCGGAGTTACAAAGAATAATTAATATTGATGGTGTTGAGTATGGATTTGAACCTAACCTATCAAAAATGGCATATGGAGCTTATTTGGATATTACGAAGTATGATACATTTACAATAGATGATAATTGGGCTAAGATAATGAGTATCCTATATAGACCTATTGTAAAGAAACATGGTAGCATATATGAGATAAAAGATTACGATGGTAACATAGATGAAACAAAATTTCTAAATGTACCAATGGATGTTCAATTTGGAGCCCTGTTTTTTTTTGTTCGTTTATTAACGGGCTTACCGAGCGTTATCCTGAAATCTATGATGGATTCGGAGATAATTCCTCACAACATCAAATCAATTTTAGCAGAAAGTGGAAAAATTACTCCTCTGTTATCCAACTTGCAAATGGAGACATTAGATGGATGGAAGATATAACTAAGCTACCACTAGAAAGATGCCTGTTGTTTTTAGCATATCAATCAGACTATAACCACTTACAAAATTTGTTACATAAAGAGGTAATGGCTAAATCGGGAAGATAATCCACTACTTTTTCCCATTCAGTTGTTAAATAATAAAATCATTAGTATATGCCAACTCCAGCTTACTTAGCCAGATTTCAAGCAACATCAGGCGTTTATTTAGGACCTACTAGGGGTAAAAGCTCACCAAAAAACAATCGTAGAGCTTGTTTATGTGCTAATTCAAACACATATTCACGCAAATGTTGTGAAGGTGCATTGATTCAGCAAGGGATTGGACAAACACAACAACCTGCTAGATTCGCAACAAGAGGTGGATTTAGTAATGGATTCTCTAATGGTTTTGATATTGGTACACCTGTTTATTAAAAATATAAATTCATATGTCTGAATTAAATAAAGCACAATTAACAAACGAAAATAATA